AATTCATCAAATAAATTATCACGAGTTTTATCAATTTTAATCATCTATTTTCCTATTACTATTTTTATGGTAGAGTATCTATTATTACTGAATAAAGGAAAAATGTTTCTTTATTTCTTTTTTCATTAAATCAGAAATAATTCTATGTTCTTTCTGGGAAGCCATTTCACTACGAATATCAGTATAATGAATAAACGATCTCAATGTTCCACTAAAATACATTCTAGTCATTAGATTACCTTCTGGTAATACACTTCTAGCATTTTCTTTTGCAATACCCAATTCAATTGCTCTATTATATTTTGATTCAGCAAATTCAATTACTTCTACTTGAATTTTATACCATTCCTCATTAATAGGATCGTTATCATCAACAATTTCAATTGAATTTTGTCTATTTTTATTATCTTGTAATCTTGCCTCTCTGGAAACAAATCCTAATTCTTTTGTTGGATCAGAATATCTTCCGCTAAACTCTTGAATCGAAAAAGATTTATGTCGGATAATTTGTCTTCCGATATCTCTTGTTGTATTAATTTCAAAACATAATGATACAATCTCAAATACTGACCAATGTTTATTTTTGATACAATAATTTAACAATTTTCCGCTAGTTAATGTATTCATTTGGTTTGATGGATTCGATACTCTAGCAGTATATGCCAGAAATTCCTCTGGTGTCAATCGACAATTTGTTAGAGGATTGATTTTTAATGGTTCTGTCATTGCGATCAGTTCTACTGATGCATAATCCCTATAATCTTTATATTTTTTATTTTTATCAATCATTATTTTCTGGTTTCTCCCATGCCCAATTTACAACAACCCAATCATCTATACACATATCTTCTGTGATCCATTCATGATCGGGACCAAATTCTTCTATCATCCTTTTACGCCACCATGGCCAATATGTTTTCAATATTTCTTCTCTGGTGATTTCTAAGGGACGTTCTTCACCTAATTCATTATATAAGTATATCATTTAACATTTTCTCCAATATTTCAATCTAAGTAATCCATCTAATGAAGAATGAATATTATTCTTAATAATTATTTTAATTTCATTCTCATTCATGCCTGACATCACCATATCATTTATGTCTTTATGGTGTAGATTATCCGGCCAGATTACCACTTTTACACCACGTTTTATACAATTTTCTATTTTATGGACAATCTCTTTATTGCGGGGTTCATTATCGTATATTACAATTCCATTAGTATATAAATTTGGAAGTATATTGTCATTGAATACAAAATCCGATCCACCCATTGCAATAGAATTATTTATAAACATAGAGTCAAATGGACCCTCGGTTATATAATATTCTTTATTGAAATTAATTGTATCAAGACCAAATATTTTAGGATAATCTTCATTGATTACTATCGAAAAATATTTTGGTTCTATCTTAGGATTAAATGCTCTACCCTGAACAACAAACACTTCTTTCTTTTTATTGAAGAATGGAATTACCAATCTCGGTTCATCACTATTAAGACTAAATTTATCTGGAAGTAGAGTATTAATCCATTCTCTAAATTTAGGAGCATAATATAACTTATGGTGATATTGTGTAGGAATTTTCCTATTCTCTACATACAATTTAGCTGAATGGGTATGTTTTAATTGTGAGATTTTCTTTAAACCATTCATGATGATATTCACACCAATAAATTTTGGTTTGCTCATCACCACATCTGGAAGTTTAGTATTATTTCTATGAACTTCTGTTGTAATTTCTAGAAATAATTCCTGACAATACTCATCATAGAGTGTAGTATTATATTGTTTTAGGAAATTCTTAAAGGACATACTTGCACTACAGTTATGACAATAGAGAAAATATGAACTACCTTTCTCAAAGAAATAACATCTAGCCTTTAATTTATTAGTTGAACTATCTCCACATATTGGACATGAACAATTAGCTAGATTATTAGATTTCCATCTAAAATTTCTTAATGCCGAACTATTTAAATTTACATATTTTTTATCTAACCATATACTCATACTCTCTCCCAATTGAACTATAAGGAGAGAGTATTATATCGTATGTCGGTTAATCTGTCAACAACTATAGTTTTAGGATAAACTTGTATACTAGAGGCATAATGAACATTAATACAGCTAGAATACCTGTGGCATACCATTTAAATTGTTCTAAGCTAGTTACTCTTTTTGCAATTTCTTTAACATTTTCATTGTCATGGATTTCTGATTTTTCCTGATTTACTAATTTAAAATCATGCATAACAATAGTTTCTTTTAGTGATGCCAATACTAAAGAAAGTCTATCCATAGTATTTTCTAATCTAGTGAAAAATCCTACCAATTGTGCCTGCTCCTTTTCAATGATAGCTAGGCGGGTATTTAAATTATTAGGAATTTCCGTTTCCATTATTTTTTATCCCCTATTAGAACATCTATTTGTTTCGTTTTCATAAATGATCCATTACTTGATCCAAAATAATAACTAAAAATAACCCCTATAATAGCATCCAAAGTCCCTAACGTTCTCATAATAATTTCCCGCATCTCAGCAGGTAGTGTTTGTCCTGATACTACTAACCATATTTGGATAAAGGCATATACTATTAATATAAAATATGCTAAATATTTATTAGTATTATCCTGAGTATTTATTTCTCTGCTTCTAGCATTACTTCTATCATTAGTATCTAGAGAAATAACATCAATTTCCAATTGTTTCATTTGCAATTTGAAATTAGTTTCTAATTCTTTTAGTTTTAATAAAGTTTCTGGATTAGCCTTAGCTATTTCTTCATATACTTTGTCTTCGGGAGTATCTTCACTTAATCCTAATACTCCGGCTAATGATCTGACAGCCATTCCAGCTAGTGGGCCACCTAATGCCGTAGCGATAGTTGGAGCTACCGTTCCTAATATATTTTTAGCCGCTCGTAGTAATTCGTCCATCTTCCTTATCCTTATCCTTTTTCTTTATTTTCCTATTTTTTATACGAGATAATAAAGAAACAGATAGAAGCATATCTTTTCCTGCTATAGCAGGACCAGTAACATTTACAGGAACTTCGGATTCTTGAACTAATAAAGATGTTTTAGTATGTAGAGGTAAATTTTTATTCATGAACATTTCTGAATTATTTTTCTCTAGAGATTTTTTAATTTTTAATACAATCATGTCAAATTGAGTAAAATACTTTAAATGATTTCTATCCATATGTTTTCTAGAAATTAAGATATTTCCATTTTCATCAATAATTTTGCATTGATACGCTGGCCAATCTTTAAATGGGACTAATAATCTACTTAATAATTCATATGAATAGACATTATTTAAATCTATTCTATCATTATAAAGTGGATTTTTAATGATTCCATTTACTCTTAATGTATTTTCTACTGATCTACTATTATTCATCTTTTAATCGTCCTAAGAATCCTAATTACTCCTTCATCCATTTCTATATCGTTAATATAAATATTATTATTATTATTTATATTAATTATAACTTCCGGTAGTGTGTTTAACATCACTAAAAATGGTTTTAGGATTGTATGGTATTTATCTAATTTTAGAAACAATATTCTATTGAGTGCCGTTTTATTGAATACGTTATACAACACAGTTAAATGATTTAATATTAATCTGTATTGCAATTCTTCAGTTCTTAAATATTTATTAAAAATTCGTTTAATATAAATTATTCGCTCTAAATCTTCATAGAACTCTTTAGTTCCCATAGAATTAATATTTTCATAATTTCTTGCTGCATATAATAGATAATTATCATTGGTTAATATTTCATTGTGTAAATTATTATTCATAATTATCTCTATTAAAATGCGGTTAGAGAAATTCTTCGTAATGTATTATTTGCTGTTGATAAGTAAAGATAATTAGCATCATAAAACATTTTACCTTTAGTAATAGTAATACTACTATTGCTTGGTGTAGTATTATTTGTAATGATAAAATTATTAACTGTCAATATATCTACATTACTAAAAAAATTATTGACGGTCACTTTTTTTGTGACCGCCAAAGTATCAGGATTAGTAACCATTACTAAATAATCAGAATTTAATACTGAATTTGCTGTAGATAATTCCGTAATTTTTGGCATACTATATCCTTATGATTAATTATTAGGTATCAGGATATATAGTATCGTCAGAACCATCACTAGCAATTGTTCCCATGGCAACTAATACTTCTGTTTGAACACGTCCAGCCCTATTACCCGTTCCAACACTACGTAAAACCCAGCCAGAATGCGCTACGCCGGTATTTTTACCCCCACCAACAGCAACAGCCCCGGTAGCCTGAACGCCTTGTAGGGCATGTCCAGTTTGTGTTAAACCCTTGGTTAATGTAATACGATCGCCAGCTTTAGTTTCGGTTAAAGCCACAACAGTTGAATTAGCAAATTGGATATAATAATAATTCCCACTTGTTAATCCTGAAATTGCAGTATTAGTAGCACTACATTCATATTTAACTCTATCATCCGCAGCGAAGAATGCAGCAGAAGAAATGGTAATTACGCTATTTGCACCACCATTTAGACCGGCTGTTACTGCGGAATTACTATTAAATGTAGTATTTGCTGGTGCGGCAATGGAAACTGATGGCGGTAATTTATAAGCACTTCCAGCAGTAGATACATTTAATGCACTAATTTTACCAATTGAATTCGCAGTAGCATTGGCAACGGCAGATGTTCCGCCATTAACAGCAGTTAAAGTAACAACTGCATTTGCTGTATATCCACTACCAGTAGTAATTACAATTCCTTGAATTACTCCGCCAGAATCAATTCCTACTTCTGTAGTGTCAACGGCAAATTGTCCAACTGATTTACCAGTTACGATCCCGCTCACGCTTACATTACCATATAATGCAGTCCTATTTGCGGCATTTGCAGTTACACCAAATTGTGCTGGTGCATAAAATACTGAGTTTGCAGCATTATCTGTTTTATTCCATTGAGGCATCTTATTTTCTCCTAGCTACGGCTAAAAATTGTTTAAATGATGATCGCATTAATTTTGCGGCCTGTGCTTTTTCAAATGCACTTAACCCATTATAATATCTTAATGCTAATTTTGCTAATGACGGAGAAATATTCATAGTAGTTTTATCCTCAAAATTAAATGGCACTTCAACATCATTTTGAGCTGCTCTTTGTAATGATTTAACTATTCTAACACTAGATGCGATTTTGCCTGTATGTGTGGCATTACCTTCGGATTCACTTAATGCATCAAAATCAATTTCTTCTTCCTCGTTAACTGTAGGGGAAATTTCTTTCATTCTATTCTTAATTCGATCAACTGCACTTTCTTTTTCTTTTTTAAGTGGTTC